CTGTCGTTTTGTCCTACGGGTATACCAAATTTTGATTTTGCTCCCTTTTGCTTTAGTCGTTTTGATCTATCATAAGGTTGCTCAATGCCCTCGGGGTGTAAGAATTCGTCTATAGTTTTTTTAGTGCCTTGTTCAAGGAATTTAAAGGTAGCTGTTCCCACATTAATAGCAGCGTCGCCAATATTTAGTGCCTGAAATTTTGTACTTGCGGCTATCCCCGCTGCTGTTTCGCCTTTTGTTCTTAGGCTTTCTATCTTGTCTCGCGATAAAATTCCTTTCCCTTCCGCAACATCTTGCCTTAACTTCGATGGAGATATTCCTCCCGGCTCTAATAGCTTCGCCAGTGCTCTTGGATCACCAATGCCTAGCGCGCTTGATAGTAAATCTGTTTTTACAAGCGCCGGAAGCTTACTTCCCTTAACCGCATTTACGACATACTCAAATGTTTTTTCTGGGCTTTGTACTATATCTTTAGTTAAAATTCTTCCGGTAAGTTTTTGTATATTTATTAGTGGTTGAGCTACAACACCAGTCTCCATTGCTTGCGCAGACATATGAGCAATGCCAGATATAGCATTTATCATTGTGCCAGCAGAAACGCCTACGCTTTGGGCGGCATATTCATACTGAGCGGCTAATGCCTCTGGAAATCCGGTGGTAACTTGAAGTGCGTGTAAATCAATAGCTACGCCGCCAGCAATGTCAGAAAATTTATATAGCGCGTATCCCGCCGCTGCTATTCCGGTAGCAACTCCGCCTATGGGACCCAGAAAACCACCGATAGTTGAGGCGGCTGATTCAATCCCACCCAAAGCAACGTCGATATCTCCAGCAGAAGCAAATACTTCTTTTGCATGTTTGGCTAATTCCGTGGATAATGTTTTTGTATTCTTTAATTTTTTTTCTACTTTAGCAAGCGCAGTGGTAGCCTTATCAGCTCCGTCTACTGTATCTTTGGCTAATTCCGTGGATGATGTTTTTGTATTCTTTAATTCTTTTTCTACTTCAGCAAGCGCAGTGGTAGCCTTATCAGCTCCGACTACTTTGATTTCTACAAAAAGCTCACCCGCTTTGATTCCCATTATTTATCCTTATTTAATTCAATAAGCGCATTATCATAATCAGCACAAAACCCCTCGTAATGAAGGGCTTGTAAAATTACTCTTGCTTCCATTTTTTTGATTTCGTTTATAGAGCCGTAACCAGCTTTTGAGAGCCTAAAATAAATCAAAAGCGGGCTTTCTTCTGACTCTATTTTGGGCTTTTTGTAATTGCTAGAAGTGTGCGAGAGTACACGGCATAAAGGTGCTTGATAAAAGGGACGATGGCATATTCACAAACCTCCACGAGCACCATTACATAATCTTGCCGGGCTTCTTCTGACTCAAAAGTTTGGTTGTCTATCTTTAAATCTCCCTTTCCATTGTCATAAGTACAGCGCTTAAAACATTTTATTACTTTGCCACATATTTTTTGAGACGAAAAAGAAGTGAGTACAATATCTTTTACCAGGGTAGACATTTCTACCTCGGAAGAAAATTGCGTGCTCTTCATTTCTTCGCAAATAGCTTGATATAAATCCCACGCATCCTCAAAATCAACATGCGATATTTTAAGCGTTGCCCCGCTGGGGAGTTTTATTTCTTTCACTTCTCAATCCATCCCTTATTATTAATAATTCTAGACACTACTGATTGTGTTAATTTGTATTTTTCAGCTAATTTATATTGAGAATATGGGTTTCCTTTTTTATATCTCATTTCTATTTTTGAAAAATAAAGAGCACGAATTTCTTTTGCTATTTCCATGCTTATTTTAGATTGCCCGTTATTTTCACAGGAAGTGTCAAATTTCCTACCCTTATTTATCATGTCATTGGCGTTGTCTTTCCAAGACCCTAAAAATAGATGCTTTGGATTCACGCACGCTGGATTATCGCAGCGATGGCAAACAAGCATTCCTTTTGGAATTTTTCCAAAATGAAGAAAATAGGAAAATCTATGCGCTCTCCAGTTTTTCTTTTTACCATTATTTTCTATATTAGAAAATTGACCGTATCCGGCGCCACCGTGTCTGGTTTCATAGGCTCTTAATTTTGATCCGGTCCAAATCCAACAATGCTTTGTCTTTTTAACAAAACTCCAAAATCGATATTCAGTATTTTCTCTCGGTCTTCCCATGCAATAATAAGTAACATGCATGAACCATTAAGACAAGGACCTAGGCGCGTTGCTGAAGCGAATCGAATATTCCGTGACGCTCTGCTGCTCGTCACCCTCGGTATTACTCTTCGCTTCCGGATTCTTCATGAAAACTCCGCCTGAAACCACATAAGTATCAGACGCGATATTACCATTACCATCACCAATCTTTTTCACAAAGGAACCTTGCATTAAAACAAAGCCCGCAAAATTATTTTTCTGTGCATTGAGAAGGCTTAAAAGAAATTGGTCGTCGGCACTAGCGCGAATTACTCGTAATTTTAATTCGGCTTGTCTTCCGGTTTCATTCAGTCCGTAGATTGCCGCGCCGTTCTTTCCTGTCTTTACAGATGCGATTTCGTTGGGAAAGCTAAGCACAGCTACGTCACCACTTGAAAAGTTTGCAAAAGTATAATTGTTAATGTTTAGAGAATCGTTTCCTGACATCGCGACGCTAGAGATAGGACACCTCCTTGTAATGAATTCGATTTTTTCAAATTCTGTTTCTTGATCATAATAAAATCATGTTCTTTCGAATTATGTTTTTTTAAATATTTAATCATGGCTAAAATTCTATTTATATCTTCTTCCACGTTACCTAGCGAAGTATTACATGGCTTACACAGCAATTCTCTTATCGCACCAGTTTTGTGATTATGATCTAAAGCTAATCTTTTTTTGAAATGTGATTGATGTCTTTTGCAAATTGCACAGCAACCACTTTGTGATTCAAACATTTCCATGTACTTTTGAGAGTCAATTCCATAATTATATTTTAAATAATGATTAAAAATATATTTTTTACCATTTTCACTTTTTCTAAATTGCTCACTTTTAATTCTGTTAGTTTCTTTTATCTTTGGATTTTTATATCGTTCTCTTTGTCTCATTAACGCTACTGATTTTACTTCCGGACGTCTCACATATTCGCTTTTGCATGATTTGCATATACTGACCAATCCATCGCGATTGCCTCTATTCTTATGAAATTCAGTAAATTTTTTCTTTAACTTACATTTATAACATCTTTTAATATTAGGAATTATTGCTGTTTTTAATGTCCTAAGATGATAATGATGTTTGTTTCTTTTTTTTCTATTTTTTACAAAACACTCATTAGAACAAAATTTAGAACTGTTATTTACTGACAAAAAATTAGAAGCACAAAAATTACAATTTTTAATCATTGATTGATGTATATAATGGCCGATCCTGATTGTAAGGCTCCAGCGTATTTCACGGCTATCTGAATTAATGGAGAAATCCGCTGCACTCGTACACTCTGCAACTGACTCGCAATCGGACTTGAGTAAATGTAGTACCCAAATTGTGCGATGTTAGCCGTAAGCAGTGCCGGATTACCAAAATACGTCGGGCTATTCCACGTACCGGGAGCCACAAACCCATTACTAACCGCTTGCTGACAGACTTGCTGGATGGCTGCCTTAATTGTGTTAATTCCATTTTCCGTCTGCGGCACCTTAGTATTAGTCGTCGCAAGCGCATTGAAATAAGCTACTTGAACCGCTCCTGCAAACCATTGTAGGTTAACCTGGTTATCCGAATAATCATTAGCTCCGCTGATAAGCACTTTCGGAATGCCTTGGATATTTGCATACACATCACATCCAGTAGATTGGCAGGAATTGTAAAGTGTGGTCGTAAGTCCGGGGTCGGCTTGAACACCAGATAAACTTTTTAAATTCATCGTGATGGTAGTTAAGCTTCCACCATAATTTACAGAGAGTAATTCACTCGCATAACTCGCCATATACTCTAAAGACGTATAGGGCTGATTAGCCGAGTTAGTTTCAAGATACGGCACCGCGCGGGACTGCGTATATCCACCGCTGGCAAGACTCGCGAGTAACCCGCCGGTTTGCACATCGGCGCTCGTAAACGAAGTAAAGAATCCAATTTTATTTAGCGTTTGAATTAGCGAAGCCGCAGCTGTCAAATAAGTTTGGCTAGGCGGTACTTCATTCGCCATTACACCAAAATATTGGACTTGGCTTTGCGTTCTAAGAATAGCTTGGTCTAGAGTTTCGTTAGTAGAACCCGGAACAACCACGGTTAAACTAATTGTAATGGGGTTACTATTAGAATCCGAAAGAGTGCTCCACGCAGAATAAGTAATCGTAGTGTCACCGGTTCCTGAAACCTTAGTGAGCGTACCGCTTACTGGAACCGTGCCGGAAACTCCGCTGGGGGAGGCGGTAGTAAGTGTGGTTTGACCAGCGATTGTAAGCTGCACAGTATGGTCATTGCCATTGGAATCAGAATAAACAGCACCGGTAGTGGCATTCGCAGAGCTTACCGTCCAGAGATATTGGTTATAAACCGTGAACGGATGTCCCACTCCAGATACTTCAGAATTGATGCTTAAACCCGTAGTCGATAAAATGCTACCCGTGCAAGTCGCAGAGCTAATACCAGTCAAAGATTGCAAATCAGTTTGTACGGTTGAAGCAGTGGCTCCATGTGCGATTGCGGAAGTGATGTTAGAAACGCCATTGTAAGCAATGTAAAAATTGCCACTAGCGGGATTGCCATTGAAACCCACAAGCACCTGTTGGTCTTGGGCAGCCGTTAAGAATGGAATGACAACCAAGTAACCTTGGTTGTTTAGAATGTTAGGTTGCTGCGAAAATATTTGAAGCGCCATTAGGTAAGTGGCGCTAGAGCTGCCAAAGTCCGTAGCTACTTGACTAGCCGAGAGATAAATTTTGTAAGAACCAGTGCCGAAAGTTGGACCATAAGAGTCTCGGCTGAAAATTGCGATGTTTGAGGTATTATATTCAGTCGCTCCGGTTTGCGGCGTGGCTACGCTGACATTCACAACCACTGAAATTGGCAATTGATTAGATGATGTGCTCATTTAAATTTTCTCCAATTTAAAAATAAAGAAGTGCGTAGCTGCCGATAGACAGCCTAATGAAGCAAAAAAAAGTTGTTTACCTAAATATGATAAACCTAAAATGTAGAGTAGTGAATAAAAAAATATTTTTATGGATTAGTAGTAATAGTCGTTGTTGGAAAGCTGTCGTAGTAAGCGGTGTTCATGGAATTGGAAACAAAATATAAAAGCTGTGCCGTAATCAAATACCTCCACGGAATTGCACTGCCGTCAATCTCAGACAAATTTATAAAGCCTGTGGAATTGGGTGCGACAAAGAATGAATTCTTTTCCATTTGATTTTCAGCGTACTGACTACTGAAAGCGAGTAAGACTTGCTCTTTTTGATTTAGCGCGTCAATGCTTCGTGACATAATATTTATGTCAAGCGCCGCTCTCATATTAACGCCTTGAGTAGATACCCCGTTGTAATTTGTGTTGGAATTGCCGAAAGATTTTAGGCTGGAGATGCCGACGGCGATATAAAGACGGGAATCGCTGGGCAATGTCCATTTGGTATTATAAATGATGCACTGACCCTGACTTAAGTTCATGTAATTACTTATTATATTGCATACTAATTGTAATTGCGAACCAACTAAAATATCAATAGTAGTTTGGTTGACTGGAGAAGAGCTATCTTGGATAAGTATAGTGTCGATGCCAAAGTTGCTGGACGGGGCAGTATAAATACCAGTCGCGGAATCAATGGTTCCGCCGATGCCGCCCTGTAAAATACTAAATGAGTACGGGGCTGTTCCTCCGATAGCCAGTAAAGACGTAGTAAGTCCCGGAGAAATTGCGGTATAGGAAGCCGA